CCTCCCCCGTTCCTGGGGCGCGACCGGCCCGTGGGGCGGGCCGGTCGCTACCGGACGCTCGGCCGTTTCGCTGGACAACGCCCATGCCGTAGGGCGGGTCGGCGATCACCAGCGCCACCGTCGCCGGGTCGATCTCGGGCAGGATCAGGCGGCAATCCGCGTGGTAGATCGTGATGCCGTCCTGGTCGTAATACGGCCTCATCGCCCCGCCATCCCTGCCGCGCTCCTGCCGAAACTACGGACCGACCGCGCCGCGCTACGTACGTCTCGTAACACCCGCGCTCCGAGTCCGGTAGCCCTACTGATGCGTCGATCATTGCCGTGGATTACGGTCATGGCGTGGCGATCACGACGGGGGTAGCATTCCCGCCGTGTCGCCTCACCACCCGATCGGACTAGCCCGATGTGCCTAGACCGCCCCCGCAACCGGGAGGGAGACGCCATGCCACGCCGCATCCTCGTCTTGCTCGCCGTGACGTTCATCCTGCTCGCCATCCTCTGGCTGCGCGCCCTCGGCTGGGTCTAGGTCCCAGGATCATAGGCAATTGCTGCGGTCATGCCGTCCATCCAATGCATGAGCCCGCCGATCTCCTGGTCGGTGACGCTGGCCGGGATGGAGAACGCCGCGCGCCAGTCCGCCGCCGACAGGCCCCAACTCGACGGCTTGACGACGTGTTGGAGCATGCCCCGGAGTTGTTCGTCGGTCGCCCGTGAGAGGATCTGGGCCAGGCGGTCGGTGGTGATGCCGGCCGCCGCCGCCGCGGCGATCACGACCGGGTCATTGATGAGGTCAGTCGGAAACGTCCGAAGCACAGGGATCACCTCCGTCCGTCATGGCGTGCGGAACCGCACGACCAGGAACGCGGTCGCGTCGCCGTTGGTCGGCGTCCACCCGGACGTGACGAGCGACGCGCCGACCAGGGCGCCGGCATCGAACGACAGTCCGGTGCTCTCCGCGTGGGAGTTGCGCAGCGTGTTGCTCGCGTTGAGCTGGACCGCGTTGCTACCAAAGACCGTCGCCGATCCGTCAAGCCGGACCCGGAGCGTCGCCGTGCCGGCGGTGCGCGCACTGTCCGCCATCAGGAAGCCGGCGACCACCTCGCCGGCGACCGGCATCCGAAAATCGTTCTCCCCGCTGTCGCCCAGGTTGACCGCCGACGCGGTGTTCGCGTAGAGCAGCCCCATCTCCGTTGTCGCCGTGCCGGGAATATCGTTGAGGAAGAATGGCCCGAGCGTGACGAATGACGACTGCGTCGGTGTGAAGACCTGCGTGGCGTCGTCCACGAGCCCCAGGTCGGCGAGCGCCCGCACCAGCGACCGCTCGGCGGTAAAACTACCGTCACCCCACGTTCCGGAGACGATCGGCCGGACGCGCGGCGTCGACGGACTCGCCTGCAACGTCTCATCGAGCACCCGGCGGATGTCGTACGGCGTGGCGACGCTCAGCTGCCCGAGCTGGTGCCGGGCGATGTCGAGCGCCGGGTCCTGCGCGGCGGTGGGGCGACGGACGCGCGGCATCAGTCCAACTCCTCTTCGATCTCCATGCTGAGCGTCAGTAAATCAGACTCAAGGTCATAGTGCCGCACCATGCACCGGGCGCGGCATCGGCAGTTGATGGGCGGCAGGATGACCGTGACGCTATCGCCATCGTCGATGTCTGCCCAGACATCCGTGCTGTCGTCGAGCGTCACCGTGACCATATCGCCGCGACTGGCGTAGTCAGACAGGAGCGCGTAGCCGATCGAGCGGAGCGCGGCGCGCGTCACCAGCCCCGGCACCACCTCGACGCGCTGCCGCAGGCCGTGCCGGCTGATGCTGTCCTCATCCCGGACGGAGATGGTGCGCGTCCGGTCGTAGGGTGAGCGCTGCGGCACGACCAGCAACTCATTGAAGATCGCTTCCAGGTCGTAGGCGTATTCGAAATCGACGATTTCCCGGCCCCAGATGAGGGCGATGTCGCCGGACTTATCCCGACCGGCGCGCTGCGTCCACTCGACCGCCTCGGCGTCGTGATCGACCCAGTACTCCTCCCCGGACTGCCGCACCAGATCGCGCAGCAACCCGCCGAGGTCATGCGCCCTGGCCACCGAGGGGGTGAGGGCGCGACTACTCCGCACGGTCACATCGACGCCGATCCGATCGGAGGCGCGGTAGCGATCCTCGGCGGCGCGGCGGAACACATAGCCGGCACTGGCCATGCCGGTATCCGTGACTTTCGGGGTGCGCCGGCCCTGGTAATACCAGTCGAGCGTTTTGGCGACCACCTCGGTCACGGCATCCCGGCCGGATGACCGCGGCGCGGTGACGGGGCCGGTCCAGACCCCGAGCGTCGGATGCTCCCAGCGGAGACGCTTGCCGCCCAGGACGCGCGGCGGCATCAGCCCGGCGCCGAGCAGGTAACTTGTCGCCACCTCGACGTTGGCCGTGCCGGTGGCGGCGACGGCCCAGGTAAAGCTGCCGCCGTTGAGCGCCACCGCGGCCGGGTTCGCGGTGGAGAAATGGTCGGTGAAGAGCGCATCCCAGGCACTCACCCGAGCCACCGCCGGCTCACATCGAAGTCGATGTCAAACGTGGTGAGGCCGGAATTTTGCACGTAGAAGGTTTCGCCCCCAACGGCCACGGGCAGCCAGTCGTCCGCCAGGCGGATGTCCGTCGCGCTGGCCACGTACTCCGCGACGACGTAGGGCGTGACATCCGCCAGCTCGTTGCCGCTGCCGTCCTCGATCCAGGCGCGCCGGTTGGGGCAGTCGAGTTTGAGCACGTACGTCGCCGCCGCCAGGAAGAGCACGCGATCGTTGAGCCCCACCTCCAACCGATGGTAGGGGTAGGTCGTGCCGGTCGCGCCGCCGCCGATGCGGGCGACGAAGGCGGCCGGGTAGTTGTTCGCCTGCGCCGTGATGCCCGTCTCCCCGACGAGGTCGGTCAGGTCGAAGGACAGATACCAGACCGCGTTCGTTCGCAGCGTGGCGACCAGCGTCTTGTTGGTGACTTCGTAGCGGCTCGTGTCGTCCAGGCTCACCGACCAGTTGCTGTTGACCGTAAAGACCCCGGTGGAGGCGACGAAGTCGGTGATCGTGCGGCGCTGGCCCGATCCGGCCCCCGAGACGATGACGATCGTTCCGTTGACGAATTGGTCGTTGACGTACGTGTCGATGATCGTCGCGTCGGTGAACGTCGCCGTGCCGGACGTGCCGCCGGCGGTGCGGCTGCCGGTGATCCTGGCCCACTCCGGCCCGATCCGTTCGTCGTCGGCCGGCAGGATCACGGCGCACAGATGGTGCGTGCCGGAGTCGAGGGAGTTTGCGACGGCTGAGAATGTGGTCAGGGTATCCGCCGCCGTCGTCACGTCCCGGACCTCGGTCCAGTCGCGCGTCTCGTTCGGCCGGCTGCCGAAGAAGGCGTGCGCCATCCCGTTGGGGTTTTTCAGGGCGCCGTCAAAACGCCATTCTGTGATCGGCCAGATCGAGGAAAACTTGATCCCGTCCGCCGCGCCCTCATTTTGCAGGACGGCCACGCCCTGCCCGCAGCGATCACAATCGAGGATGGCGAACGAGTCCACCGTGCCGACGTTGACGCGCAGGTAATCGCTCTGGTTTTTCTCGTCGGTGTTGTCGAGGAACAGGAACGGCTCCCAGGCGCCCGGCGTGTCGAAGCGCACGTCGTCCGGGCGATTCTGTCCGGTGTTGAGATACCAGAGTCCCCGGTAGAGGTTATTCCGCTCGACCTGGAGCACGTTGTAGACGATGCGTTGCGCCCCGCCGCCAAGATTGACCTGCCGCGATTTCCGCACCAGGGCAATGTCGCCGGCGCCCGGTGCCCCAGGGAGCGCAGACGATAGCGTCACGGTATCGGCATCGTTCGTGCTGATATTCCGCCCACTGCCGGCTTGCGCGCCATCCATCATCAGTAAATGGCCGTCGTCGTATTCGTCGTTGTAGCCGAACGTCCCGCCGGCAAATTCGATCGTGCTCGCCGTGCTGGTGCCGAGGACCGCGGCCAGGACGTACTCGATCGAGAAGGCCGGGCGCTGCTCGCCGGTCATCCGGTCCATGCCCGGCCCGCCGCTGCCGCCGTAGACCACGACCAGCGTCATCGACTCGCCGGCTCCGAGGTGATCGACATAGACCCACATGCTCGAATTGACGGCGTTGAAGCCGATCAATTCGCGCGGGATTTGCACACCGTCGCGGTAGACGTAGACGTTGCTCCCGTCCGAGGCCGCGCCGTTGCTTGCGCTGACCCAGGCGGTCGTATCGTTCAGGTCGAGCTCGATCGCCTCTCCGATCATGTCGAAGTCGGTATTGTTGGTGATCGCGATCTCGTGGCGGTAGCGGTAGAGGAGGCTGCCCGCCTGCTGCCCGGTCGGGTCGAGCGTCACCAGCGGCCACGTTACCGCCCCGCCGGCGTTCGGCAGCGCCACCGAGGACCACGTCGCGCCGGACTGGTTGCCGGGGACTGAGTTGAGGTCGGCGTCCGTCGCCGTGACCGCGGTCCAGGCCGGATCGGCGGACACGAACACGACGCGGAAGCCGTTGACGCCGATGTCGTTCGTGGTCGGCTCGTGCGGCCCCTCGATGACGGCGTAGCGCTGGACCGAGGTGCTGCCGTCCATCAGGAGCCCGACCAGGAGGCGCGGCTCCTCATCCTCCGGCGCGAGGGCGGCCAGCAGACTATCGGCATCGGCGAGCGTGGTGTAGGTGAATTCGACGGTGATGCGCCGAGCCCCGATCGCGCCGCGCCCCAGCGCCGGCCGCGTGCCGGGCCGAGCACGTTCGTCGACGCCGACGCCCCACGAGCCACGCCAGTCCTCATGCATGATGAGGCCGCCGTAGCTGGTGAGGGAATTCCCGCCGTAACTGGTGATGCTCGCGACCGCCATCTAGCGGACTCCTGCTACACTACCGGCATGAACCGAACCACGCTGGACCGAGCGACTGAAGACCTGGCGGTGTCGTTCGGCATCTCGACCGCCGAGAAGATGCTTGGCTCCCTCCGGCAGATCAGGGAGATCGTCCGGTTGGCGGATCGGCTGATGGCAGAAGAGCCGATGGAGACGAGCGACACGCGCCGCTCGTTGCGGGCGGCGCTGGACTCCCTCGACGCCGACGACCGCCGCCTGATCTCCCTCCCGAAGTAGGCGCCTCATCCCCATCGTCATCGCCCCACCGCCGTCATCTCGGCCACGAAGTCACGGGCCACGCGCCGGCCGTTGGTCGCGGAGTCGGCATAGATCACCACCGTCCCGACGTTGATCCCGCCGCGGCCGCGCGGCGCGTGCGGCGAGACGGTGCTGCCGACCGGCAGATAGACCGTCTCCGGCCCATTCTCCCCGACCGTGACCATCCGGCCATGCCGCGCCGGGAGTGGCTCCGGATCAATGCCGATCATGCCGCCATGCCGGTAGCCGGGACCGTAGGCCGGTCCGACGTTGCGCGCATAGACGTCGATATAGGCATCACCCTGGTAGCCGACCAGACTATTGATTTCCGCGCGGGCATCAGCCGTATCGGCATCGACGTAGACGACCGACGTTTTCCCGTCGATGGCGTTCATCGCGAGCTCGACCGCCTCCGCCTCGGAGAGCGCCCCGTCCGCATTCCCCTCCAGGATGACGACGTAGTCATCGGTGACGACGGCCCGAACGTCGCCCTCCAGGTCGGTCAGGACGGCGTACGCCTCGGTGCCGTCCGCATTGAGGGTGATCGTGTATTCCAGTTCCTCGCCGAGCAGCTGCTCGACGTACCCCAGGTCTTCCTCGATCGCCGCGGCAAGCCCCTCCGCGTCCGTCTGGTAGCGGATGAGGTGGGTCGTGACAACCGTCTGCGGCCCCAGGAGGTCCTGCGACGGCGGCGGGAGATTGGGCGGGCTGCCCGGCGTGTGTCCGCCCGTCGTCGATTCGCCGGCTGCCCGACTGCCCGGCGGCGGGGGCACCGATGAATACGATCCGTCCGGATTCTGTACGACCGTATAGCCGGTCGAACTCGCCGGCCCACCGGTCGGCAGTTCACCCCGCGTCCCGATCGCCGTAATCAGCCCGGCCAGCTCGGAGAGTCCGCTAAAGAGATTCGTGCCGCGCGGGTCCAACCCGAACAACTCCCGGAGCGTGTCCACCAGTTCGAGGATGGCATCAGACGTGTCTTCCATCGAGTCGGTGAGCTCGCCCTGCGCCTCGGCGTTGTCGATCTGCGCCTGCGCGAGTTTGCCCTGCTCGATGACCAGGTCGCCGATGGTCCGCGCTGTGTCCGCTGATTCGGCTTCGTATTCCTGCATAAAAAGGATGTCGGACTGGGTGAGGGTTTCGCCGGCTTGCTGCCGCGCCTGCAACTCCGCATAGGCCGCTTCCATGTCGTTGACGGCGCTGCGGTAGAAGCCGAGTTGCGTCGTCGTCTCGTCCATCCGCTTACCGAGCAGGGTTTCCTGTTCGGCCAGGGTGACGATGCCATCGGCGGCGATGTGGGAGGCGAGGGCGAGCGAGTCCATCGCCTCGACGTTCTGGGTGATGACGCCACGCGCGGCAATTTGCTGGTCCATCCACGCGGCGTGCGCGGCCTGACTCTCCTGCGTCGCCGCAATCTGCTCGGTCACTCCCTCCGTATGGCGGGCCAGCGCGTCCGTATTCGCCTGTTCCGCGAGCGCGACGGCGTCGAGCGTCAATGCCTGCGATGCCCATGCCTCGTCGAGCGCGAGCGCCGCCTCTTCCGCCTCTTCCATCGCCCGCGCGTGGTCGTCCAGCGCCCCGGTCGCCTGCGGAAGCGTGACGTACAACTCGTTGAAATTGGCGATCATGTCTTGCAAGACAGATAAGAATTGCTCAGGCGTGATCTCGCCAGACTCCAACCGCCGGAGCTGTTCATTGAGGTCGTCGAAGAACGTGACCGTATCGACGCCGCGCTCGGTCGCCAGGTTCGCCAACTCGCTCAGCGCCTCGGAGACGCCGTTGATCGCCTCCACCCCGCCGCCGGCCTCGATCGTCGCAAGCGTCGCCTCCAACGCCGCCCGCTCGGCCTTCAGCGCCTCGACCTGCTGATCCGTGAGCGTGTCGATCGCCTGGTCGATCATCAACTCCGAGCCGATTTGCTCGATGCGTTGGTGCATCGCCTCGACGTCGCCGAGCGTCGCCAGGTACGCCTGCCAGCGTTCATCAACGGCGGTGAGCGCGAGGATCAAGTCCTCTGAGGCGCCGGCCTGATAGAGCCCGTAGATCGCCTCGGTCAGGTTGTCGACGTCGACCGTGGCGTCGGCGCTGTTGCTGCCGAACAGATCGATAACCCCGGTGAGTTCGAGAATGGCCGCGGCGGCGCCAATCGCCGTCAGGCCGAGCCCGACCGGCCCCAGCGCGCGAGCCAGCCCGCCGGCGATCGTCGTCAGGCCGGTGAAGCCGACCTGCAAGCCCGGCAGGAGCGCGAGAAACACCTGCAACTCGCCGGTGCTGGCGCCGACCGATTCAGCCCAGTTGTCGAAGGCATTACGGATACGGTCGATCGCGCCCTGCGTCGTGTCGGCGAACGCCTGAGCTTGACCGCCATAGCGCTGCTGTAACGATGCCAGCGCTTCGGTCGCGGTCGCGCCCTCTTCGATGGCGATGCCGTAGCGCGTCAGGATCGCCGTGTTGCCCTCAGCGACGCGCCCGACCAGCGTGGCGGCGTCCGCGAGGGAGATGCCCCGCCCCCGCGCGACGTCCATCGTCAGGGCCAGGAGGTCGAGCGCTTCCTCGGCGTCGCCGGTAATGGTGGTCAACCGCGTGAGGGCCGTCGCCGCCTCGTCATCGGCGAACGACATGTCCTCGGCTTGCGCGATGTGCCGGTCGAGGGACGGCGCGAGCGCGTCAAACTCCTGGCCGGTGGCCGCGACCGCCGCCTCCAGTTGGGCGAAGGTCGCTTCTTCTTCGGCCGCCGCCCGCGCCGCTTCCGAGAGCGCGCCGGCCACTGTCCCGGCAATAGCGCCCAACGCCGCGCCAGTCCGACTGAAACGCGCCATACCGCGCTCAGCCTGGTCGACCTGCCGCTCCATCTGTTGCGCGGACTGGCCAACGCTGCGGAACCCCTGCGAGACAACCTGCCCGGCCTGCTGGACCTGGCGGCCCATCTGCTGCGCCGACTGCCCGACGCGCTGCATGTCATCCGATGCCTGGTCTCGTCCCTCAATGGTAATTTGTATCCGGTCGGTCACGGTCTGTTATCCTTCCGCGCCGAACGCATAAGGGCCGGCGGTGCGGCAAACACCCCGGCCACGGCACCCGATCGACTCAGGAGAGGAGTCAACCCAATGCCATCCCAGTCTACCCCGCATCGCCCCTACGCTCACGTTGCGCCCGGCCAGGCGGCCGGCGATGAGCGGATGAGCGCCATCGATCAGGTCGTCACCGTCCTGATGCTGGCCCTCTTCGGCGCATTTCTGGTGCCGATCGGTCTGAGCATGGCCTCGGTCGAGGGCTGGGTGATGGCCGAGCCGGTCCTGACCGGGGCGTCGGTCGCCGTGGCGATCGTTCACCTCGGTCTCCTGATCGTCATCGCCATCAACTCCGACCGCTAGCCAATCCGGCCGTAGCCCGTCCGTCGCGCCTGCTGACGGGCGAGCGCCGCGGCGCGGTTGCCCTGCGTCGTCGTGCTCCGCTCGGCGGCGATTTCGGCCAATGCCGCCCGCCGCGCCGCAGTCATCAGGGCGCACCAGCGGGCCGGCAGGCGCAGCCATTCCCACGGGCTCACCCGCTCGAGGTCGAGCCGGAGCGCGTCCCAGAGGAGCGGCGACGGCGCGGGCTCGCGGTCGATGAAGACGGTTCGGTTGCGTCGGGCGACGTCGCGCCGGGCTTCCCAGCGGGCACGGAGGCGAGCCGCCTCAACGCTTTTAGGGCGTCGTCATCCAGTTCTGCGATGCCACGCAGTCGGGCGATGATCCACGCCGCCACCTCGGCGCCGCCGTCCACCTCACGGCTCAACCGGAGAAACACGTCGGGTCCCGCCTCAGCCGGCGCGGGCAGTCGCTCCCAGCCGACGATCGCCGGCACCGTGCGCGCCCCGATCTCCGTGCCGCCCCAGGCATCGGCCGGCGCCTCCGCCTCACCCCAGACCGGCGCCTCGACGTTCCAGGCCAGGACGTGCGCCGCAGCCAGGCGGTAGAGGTCGAAGGCAAGCATGGTCCGGGAGAGGATGAGCACATCCTCGTTGGTCATGTCCCCCACGTCGATCCAGAGCCCGGCGAAGGGACCGCCAGCGCGCCCCTCGACGCGATGCCGCGGGTAGCGCCGGCGAAAGCCCGGCTCAGCGGCGTGCGATTGCGCTTCGATGCGGTCGAGCTCGGGCGATGGCAGGCTCATGGGCTAGGCTCCCAGCGGCAACGTCGTCAGGTCGTTGATGCCCTCGTACTCGATCGGCGCCGCCTCACTGCTATCGAGCAGCCCCACGAAATTCCACGTCTTCGTGATGTTGCTGTTGCGGTCGTCCTCGGTGTAGCCGTCCACCACCGCCCGGAAGATGTCGATGCGGGCGCGGCTGGTCACGGCGTCGTGAATGATCGCGCCGGTCTGCTGGACGCGGATTTGCAGCTCCGTCTTGTCCTTCCAGTACTCCCAGATGATCGGGCTTTCGTCTTCCATCCGGACACTGAACAGGACCTTGGCGAAGCCGCGGCCGAGTTTGGTGGACGCCTCGTTGACGTTACTCAGCGCCCGCTTGGTGTAGGCGTTGTTGCGGTAGGTGCAGTTGAAGGAGATGGCCAGCCCCAACTCGTCAATGTGGGTCGTGCCGACCGTGCCGGTCGCCGGGTCGATCCAGATATCGGTACCGGGTCCGTCGATCACCTCACGCTCGCGATCGGCGATGCCGGCTTGCAGCGCGTCGACGAGGATGAACGTATCGCCATCCACGGGGTTGGAATCCCAGGCGGTCGCGACCGTGATCGTGTCGGTCGTGGTATCGGAGATCGACCGCACCTGCACCGTGCCGCCGGCCTTGACCAGCCAGATCACCCCGCCGTTGTACTCGTCGGCGGTGAAGCTGAGCGCCGCCGCCTGGACGGTCGTCGCGCTATGCGTGCCGGCGGCGGTGTGCTCACCGACGTTGACATGATCCATGCTCCGGGCCATGACGGTCGGGATGTCCACCATCCAGCAGGCGGCCGGATCGTCGATGTCCGCCCGAATCGTCATCTCGGTGCCGAAGACCATGCTTGACTCGTACGGCTTATGGGGGAAGCCGTACTGACAACTCAGGGTATCCAGGTCGTCCGCAGTGCCGGACGGTTTCTTGGTGTGGGTGAAGGCGGCGGGGCTGCCGCCGTCCGTCACACCCGTGCCGCCGCCGGCGACAATCATGCGCGCATAGTCGAGCCAGTCCTCGTACGTGGCCACGTAGGAGGCGTTGCCCGTCACCTCGACGGCGCCCCGCACGAAATCCACGTCGCCGAAAAAGGTCCCGTTGTAGGCGGGCCGCTCGGCAAACGGCTGGCTTCGCTGCAAGCGCATGTCGCCGTACCACTTGACGGTCGGGACCACCAGTGTCCCCCTGGTGGTTTCCTTCCCCACGTAGGTGACGACGAGGGGCCTGTCATTGGCGATTACAAGGTCACTCATCGCCGCTTACTCCTTGACGTCAGGTGCCGCCGGGGCAACCGGCTTGTCGGACTTGTCGGTTTTCTTCGCGACCGGTTGGTAGAGCGTCCCCGCTTCGACGTTGCGACGGGCCTCCGGTGTAAGCGCCGCCACATCTGAGGCGGTCAGGTCGCGCTTCGGGACGCCGGCGAACCAGGCGCGCCCGTCGCCGGTGTAGCGGTAGAGCACCCTGGACTCGCTCATGCCTCCTCCTAATTGACCGCGGCGGGAATGCGCCGCAGCTTCACCGAGAACGTGAAGAGCGCCCCGTATTCGGCGCTCTCCCCCTCCCCGAACCACATCGGCCGCGCCCGCACCACCCGGCAGAAATCAACGTGCCCGTCTTCGGTCGGATGCGTCAGGTGATGCGCTTCGTTGCCCTGCGTAGCGCGAAACCGATCGACCAACGGCGCGATCAGGGCATCGGCGGCGCGCACGTCCACCACGGTATTGCCGGCCCGCTGCGCCACCAGGACGCCCTCAAGCGTCATGAGCCAGTACTGCTCCGAGGTGTGCTGAATCTCCGCATCGGCCCAGACCACCAGGAGTGCCGGTGTGGCGTAGGTGGCCGTGACCGGATACTGCGCCTCGCGCAGGCCGGTGCCCCGTGTGGCCCAGTAGGCGATGCGCGCCGGCACGGTGGGCGGGTCCATCAGCGCCCCCCGCCGGTGAGACGCGCCACGATGCGCCGCGCCGCCGCCTGGTACTCGCGCCGGAATGTCGGCGCCAACTGGCGCAATGCCGGCAGGAAATGGTCGCGCGCCGGGATGCCGCGCCGCGCGATGGCCTGTGCTACCGCGAACTCGGCGGACTCCGGAATACCGTGCCGGCGCAGCCAGCCCAGGAGCGCTCCCGGCGGTGGCGGTGGCGCCCCGGCCCGTCGCCCGAAACGGATAAACGGCGCGTAGGCGAGATTCGTCCCCCAGGAGCCGCGCGCCACCCGGCCGGCATAGACCGCCGGTTTGTAGGCGATCGAGTTGCGATAGCGACTGGTGTCAACGGCGTCATGCGCCAGGGTGCGCGAGCGCCCCTGCCCGGCGATGGTGTTGCGATCGGTGGCGCGCGTCAACTCCTCACCGACGATGCGATCCGCTCCGGCATAGCGCCGGCTCAGGCCGCCATCGTTGACGATGACGCGGAAGTCAGCCACGCTCGCCCCCCCAGGCCACGAGGCGCCGGTAGGGCGCCAGCATCAGGGCCGCTTCCGGATCGACCGCCGGCAGCCGAATCGCCGCGCTCGCATCCCCGACAGCGATCACTCCGAGCGGGGCGTCGCGTCGTTTGAAGAGGCGGATCGCCAGGACCAGCGTTGCCTCCCGCACCGCCTCCGGCACCGCCGGCCAGCCCCAGACGCCGGTGACGCGCACGCCGCGCCGGCCGGCCGGGAAGTTGCGCGTCCCCATCGGCGTGACGCGCAGCGATGTGTACGGTTCACCCCGCGCCGCGGCGTTCTCCGGGTCGAGGTCGTAGTCCGTGGCGCTCCACGATGTCTCATAAACCCGGTCGCCATCCTCATCCGCTTCGACCGTCGTCAGGCTCACCAGATCATCGACGGGGAGGAGATCGGCGAAGCCGGCGGTGAAGGTCCGTGCCTCGCTCGCGGACTGCCCGAAGGTGCGGACGGTCAGTCCGTCCACCGTGCGCGACGCGGCAAGGAGGCAGTCGAGGAGGTCGGCGTCACGCGCCGCGTCAGACGTGGTGATGTCGAGGCGCGACTTCAACTCCTCGACGCTGGCGTAGACGGTCGCGACCGGCATCGTGTCTCGCCTTACGCAACAAAAGCGGGCCGTCTATCGACCGGCGCGTATGCGCTGATCGAGTCCGGCCCGCTGAGCCATTCCCGGCGGTTCTTCGGTTCTGGCCACAGTATAACGGATGCTAGGCGATACTCAGCGTCACGTCGCCCGTCACCTCGGCGCGGCCCCGTTCGAGCGTTGCGACCGTGCCGTCCGCCGCGACGAGTTGGTAGTCGTAGCGATAGACCCCCAGGACCAGGACCGCCGTCTCCGCGGCGCTGATGACGTGCGAGACGGCTCCCGTCAGGGGGTCCGTGATTGTCAGGCTGCCGTCGCCGGAAACGTGTTGCAGGATCGCGTCATCGTCGGCGTCGCCCGGATTGGCCTTGAGCGTAAACCAGACCGCGGCGTCCGTCAGGTCATAGTCCGACCCGTCGTCCTGGTCGAACGCGCGCGTTTCGCTGTGGTCGTCGCCGCGAATCAGGCGGATCGTGCCGCGTGCCATGCGTGCCCCCGTTTGCAGACCCGAATCGCCGTCACGCCCCCCCCGGTCTTCGGCTGGATCAGCAGCCACGACGACGCGCCAACCCGAACCGCCCGGACGGACACCACCCACTTGACGAGGCAGCGGCGCCGCCGGCAAACCGGGCGCCGGCGGCGCCGAACCTCGGTGGGGATACCGCAGTAGGTACAGGGTTGCGCGCTCATGGCTACGGCACCCAGTTCTCCTGATTGCCGCTCTCGACGTTCGGGCCGTCGCTCGCCGCCGACGACGACGGCTCGTCAATGATCCAGTCGGCAACAGTGCCGGTCACGCGCGTCCCGGTCAGCGTCGTTCGGCCGACGCGGCTCCGCCAGGCGTAGGCCGCGGTGTTGCGGGGATCGCCCTGGTCGAAGCAGACAAAGCCGGGGTCGGGCTGATGCTCGATCACCGACTCCAGCACGTTGCCGTGAATGATGTTGTCCCGGACGATCGTGTCGTAGTGGAAGTAGCGGTGGTTATAGGGGTGCTCGTGGAGCCGGGAGCAGCGGGCGACGATCTCGATGACGGTCGCCAGGTTGCCGCCGGATAATCCGCTGATGTCGTTCTCCGCAATGAGATTGTACCCGCCGGTGACGCTCATAAAGAACGAGTTTCCGGAACAGGTGTTGCCCACACTGGCGTTGAACTGCGCCGAGCGCTCTTCGCGCCAGCGGTGGATCGTGCGATCCCCGTCGTAGTCGAGCGTAAAATCGTCGTTGGTCAACCAGAGCGGGCCGGTGCGGTTGAACCACTTGCCGTTCGTCGTGTTGTCCACGAACACGCAGCCACGCGGCCCATCCCAATAGACCGGCGTGGGGTAGCCGAACCCGCCAGGGTTGGTGAACCCGGTCAGCGTCGATTCCCGGACCACGACGTTCTCGACGCCGCCGGCCCCGGTCACGAGCCCTGGATGCCCGACCGGTGCCCCGGTGCCGCCGCCGCCAGCGTCGGGGCAGACGTGACCGGTCATCACTACGCGCTCGATCAGGACATCCGCGACGCCCTGGAGGTGAATCGGCGGGCGAGCGATGAACGGCCCCGGATGGGTAAACGCGCCGTCCCGGAGAATGAAATCGCGCGGCGGGTTGAGGAACAACGCCTCCGACCCGGCCGGACTGTCTGAGAGCACAGCGGTCGTCCACGACGCAATACTGGATTCTGCCGTGGCATTCGCATACATCCCGACGTAGCCGGTGCAGACCCACGGGTTGTCCGGGTCGGCGGCGACAATGTGAATGCCGTTGCGACCGGTGATGTTGAGGTCGGCAAACGTGTAGTCCGCCGGCAAGACCAGCGTCGTGTTGTCCGGCGCGGCGTCGAGGACGGTTTGGAGATCATCCAACGTCCCGACGTTGACGGTGCGGGGGTGCAGCACGATCGCGTCGTAGCTCACGTAGTACGGCGAGTCGGGATTGGCCCAGCAGCGTGCCCACCACTCCTCCGGGCTCAGGGAGGCATCGAGCACCGCGCGGGGCACCCCCGGCTCCGGCACGACGAAGCGGTAGATGCTGCCGTCCAGGGCCGGCAGGCTCACGGTCGCCGGCAGCGTGGTCCGCACCCCGGTTTCCAGGTTCTCGATCGCCCCGGTCAGGGTGGCGCTACTGATAGTGACATTCTCGGTGGCGGTGTTGTGGTTGCAGACGACCGCGTAGCGCGTGCCATCGTGCCGGTCCTCGAGCGTGCTGACGTAGGCGGCATCGTAGTCCACGATATAGCCGCTGGTGGCCCCGCCCGTCACGGCGAAGAGATCGGCCACCCGATCAGCCCGCAAAAGCCGCGCCCGGATCTCCGGGGTGAGTCGCCGGTGCAACTCGCCAATCACGTCGGATGCTGGTTGCAACGCGTAGTCGTTGATCCCGGTCCAGCCGACCGACTCGTCCGGGTTGGCGTTCGCGGTGAACCACCAGATGCCCTTGAACCCCTCGCCCACCGCGATCCAGAAGGACTTGCGTAACTCCCGCGTCGTTGGCGGACGGTAGGTCGTCGGCTGCGCCTCGGAGGGGAAGGCTTGCAGGATCAGCCAGCAGGGGACGCCGGCCGGGAGTTCGTTCGTCCACTCACGCAGGGCATCGACCCAATCTTCGCCGCCGCCACCGTAGTCCGCGAGCCCGACCCAGTTGTGATAATCCCCCTCGGGCTGCGGGTCGCCAAAGCGATAAGCGTGCGGATAGCGGTAGGTGATGGCGAGGCGCAGATCGCCGGCCGGGTAGAGGTCCCAGACATCCGGATCGACCACGACGATCGGGCACGGGCGGTGGTGGGGATCGGCGTCCTGAATCGCCCGCGCCATCGTGACCACTTTCTGCGCACCGCCAGGCATGGCGATTTGCACATCGTCGGAGATGCGCCAGGCGAGCGCCTGATCGACGTGGCCGTCGAGGAAGTCCATCGTGTCCTGCGCGATGGAGAGCGCGGTCGCGTAGTCGTCTGGATCGACCGCCCCGTTGTTGAGCCATTCGACGGCGATGCCCTGCGTGTTCCCCGCGTCGATCCGATTGGCGCAGTCGGTGTAGTGCCAGACGGCCGGGCCGAGTTCCTGCTCGGCGTCCCAGTCCGCCCCGTCGTCATTCTGGACATGGAGGTACGGGGTGATGCCATCGGCCAGGCCATCCACCGCCAGCGCGCGAATGCCCTGCTCGGGATGGTCGTAGAAGGTCCGGCCGGTGAGGGCGTTGGTCGTGCCGGTGGTATTGCCGATCGCCCGGTAATCGAGCCCACCGACGGAGAGCCACCACCCGGTCGGAAACCACCGCTCCCAGGCGGTACGGAGATCCGGTGGTGTGCCGGCGGTGCGGGCCCGGACCACCGCCTCGCCGTCATGCAGCCCGAAGCGGATGCGTGCGGTCATCAGTCCCGCACCTCGAAGAGCACACACCCCCAGGCCGCCGAGGAGCTGATGGTGAAGGCGCGCGTGCCCGTATCGCCCGTCGCGCTGAGGTTCTGGTAATAGAACGCCGTGCTGTCCGAATCGGCCGTCTCCGTCATCACGGCGCTGGAGAAGTCGCGCGTGCCGGAGATCGCCACGACGCCGATCAGCAGCCCCGTCGTCTCGGCGGTGATCGCGGTCGCGGTCGCGGTCGTGCCGGACCCGGTGGCCGCGGTGCCGATCGCCCCGATCCGATCGGCGGTATCGGCCCCGGACAGGCGGTAAATCTGCGCCCGCACCGTCGAGGAAACACTGGTGCTGAAGGTATAGTTCCCTGACTCGCCGGAGGCAATCTTCGTATAGACGCGAATCGTTATTCCAGCGACGACGACGAAATTGAATCCGGACTCATCGTCCCAGCTGCCCGGCGGGGTGATGGTCGGTGTGCTGGTGTGGGTGAAGATGCAGACCAGCAGATTGCCGTCTACGATGCCGGACGGCGCGACGATGGCGTGCGACGTTCCCGCCGCTTGATACGCCGTCCCGGCCGTCTCGAAGGTGATCGGGGCGGCGGTAGACGGCGCAAAGAGGAGCGTCCGCCCGGTGCCGATCTGGCGTGGCATGGGCATTGGCGGCTCCTAATCTTGCAAGAACGTCAACGCCAGCGTCAGGTCGGTCGTAGCGGCATAAGTCGGCGCGGTCACGGCGACGATGTAGAGGTAGAGCGCCGTGCCGCCGTTGCCCTTGACGGCCGCGCCGAGGTTGCGCAGGACACAGAAGCCATCCCCGGCCGCCGTGAACCAGTCCGATGCCGCCACGCGGATCACCGTGAGGAGCTTGTCTTCGTCGCCCGCCGTCCAGGCAAAGGCATCGTTGTCCGCGAGCGCCGCCCCTGGGGCCGAGTCGAAGATGTAGAGGTCGTACTGTTTATTCTGCGCCGCCGCATCGTGGATGACCAACGATTGCAGAACGCCAGAACCAGAGGTGACGCGCATGGCACCGGTCAGCGTCAACTCCCCACCGACAACATCGTTCGCGGAGTAGGCCCCAGCCGTCACGGTAATGGCCGGACGAACGACGACGACCGCCCCGCCGACCTGGCCGATGTGATCCTCGCCGGAGAGGGTGAGGGTGGCACTGCTGATGATGTCAACGGGGAGCGGATCGGTCGCGCTCGTGTCATTGAACGCGCCTTCCGCCCCCCAGCCCGCCTTGACCCGCTGGTGGTGGACACCGCCGATCAGGTCGGTCGCGATCGTCGTGCCAGCGCCAGCGGTGACGGCAACATTGTCAGACATAATCGACTCCTAGACGTACCAGACGAGGGCAAGCAGCAGGTACTGCGGTGTCTCGCCTGGTCCCGGCGGCTCGCCACCGCCCGCAACCAGCGGACGCCCAATCCCCAACCCCATGCTCAGCCAGAGCGCGCCCATCGTCAGGGCTCGAGGTAACGAATCGTGGCGGTGACGCTGCCGGGATCGTCCCCCTGCGCCACCGCCATGGTCAGGATGCCGTCGACCGGGAGGTAGTCGTAGACCCCGGTGATCGCCGCGCCGGCGGCGTCCTTCGCCTGCACCCGCACCGGATAGAGCGCGTCGGTGGCGCTGCTCGTGACGACCAGGATGTTGCCGAGCGTCGGCTGCGTATGCGCGATCGTGACGTCGGTCGTCGCCGGCTCGGTGGTGTAGGCGAGGTAGACGTCGAGGAGGAATCCGGCAAACGCCTTGAAGGCGCCGCTGCCGGTAGCGCTGCCGTCCGCGCCGGTGGTGGCGACCGTGATGGTTTCGGTCCCGATGCGCGCCATCGGCTCACCCCTCGCGCTTGGCGGTCGGCGCCTTCTGCATCCGGTCGGCCGTCGGCGCGTCCTTGGCCCGCGCCTTCTCCTCGGCGGTCTTGGCCTTCGCCAGGATCTCTTCCTCGAGCTTGGCCCGTTCCGCCGCCTCGTCCACCGGCTCGACGCAGCCCGGCGCGTCACGGTTCAGCCAAGCAGCAAAGTCCGGATCGAACTCCGTCACCTGGTCCTTCGTATAGGCGAGATCGCCGTTACGGTAGTTGGCGAGGAAGCGGTAGCGCTGTGATGCCATGCTCAGATCCCGTCTACGTCCAGCAGCACCCAGACGACGACCGACAGGTCAGCCGTGATCGGCGCAAAGCTGCCGTCCGTCGTCAACTCGACGCCGATGGACTGCCCGGCGGTGAACACCGCCTTGCCCCGCTGCACCCGCAGCCGCCCGGTCGTGGTGGCCGAGTCCACCGTGATCGAGGAGCGGGTGTCGGCATCCTCGGTGCCATTGATCGTCGCCCCGATGGTGCCGGTGCCTGCGGTCGGCGCCGCGGTGAAATCCCAGGACACGGCGACGACGTTGCCATCGAAGGGCATGACATAGCCGGTATTGGCCTGGGCCGATTCGGCGATGGCGACGACGAGCTGGGCGTCGGTCTGCGTCGCCGCCAGATCGGTCTGTCCGAACACCAGGGGCACGAGTTGCCCCCGGCTGGTGTCGCGACTGAGTGCGCCTGCCATGGCGGTTACTCCTCTGCGGGCTCACCGCGCCTACAGGCTGATATTCGACTGGACGGCAACCGCTTCGATCCCGGACGCGGCGCCCGTGGGGGTAAACCGTCCGAAACCAAGCCTTGCGCTATAAACTATACGGCTCTGATCCGTCGCCGGCAGGGCCTCCATCTCGACCCGAATCCGCCGCCGCCAGCCAACCTTGAAGCCGCGGCGATTGAAGGCGACGACCTGGCCGAGCGTGTTATTCGACCCGGTCGTGCTGACCTTGCCGTCTGCCTCCGTCTTGCTGACCGCCATGCTGGTGATGACCGGATGCCCGACGATGCGCCCAACCTCGCCGGCGAGCAACATCGCGTTGCTGCCGTTCATCTGCTTGGCCTTGATCACGTCATCGAGCAAGGCGATCCGGTCGCCCGTCTCCGGGTCGGTGACGAACACGAGGTCTTCCATGTTCGTCGGGTGGCCCCAGTCAACCAGGTTGGTGCGGTCGATCATCAGCCCGCGCAGGTCGCGCAACTGATTGAGGGTGATCGCCCCGCCGGTGGTGACGTGGTTGGCGGTGTTGTCCACGATGGCGCCGTGCCGGATGCCGTCGAAGGCCAGGTAATATTTGGTGTCCGCCGGGTCGGCGTCATCCAGGTTGATATTGCCGGTGCCGGCGTTCGTGGTATCCCCGTTGAGGATGATGGCGTCACTGTAGTGGGCGAGGGCCAGCATCATCTGCCGGCGCAGGAAGGGGACGAACGGGATGATGGCGTCCTCTTCGAGCTCGCGGGACCACATCTGATGCCAGAGCAGTTTCTTCGCGGACACGGTCACGCGGTTCGATCCGGTCTTGACCGTGGCGTAGTTGGACGAGTTATTCGCCGTGGACTCACCGACGAACAGGGGCTCGGGGATGTCCACCTCGACCGGGAGGTAGGCGGTGGCGTCGGTCATCTCGAACGTGTCGATCAGGTTGAAAACGCGCGACTCGGCGCGGGCCGCTTCCCAGAGGTCGCGGACGTACTGGGCGCCGATGATTTCCAGGCCGAAGCCCGTCTCGGCGGTGTCCATCGCCCGCTGATAGCGCTCCATCTGCGTGATGGCGTTCACCTCGCCCTTGCGGACGCGGGGGAACAGGTCGTCGATGGCCCGGCGGTCGATGCGCTTGACCTCGTCTTCGGAGATGTAGTAGGCGTCCGACACTGACTTATAGGTCCGGGTCAGTTCCTCCGAGGGACCGGGCCCGAGGCCGGCGCGCTGGCGGGCCTGCATGAAGTCGTGCAGGTACTCGATGTCGGAGATCGACAGACCCCACCGACTGTACTTGCTGCCGACCAGGACCGACTCGCGGGCGCCGAAGCGCATTTTGCGGACAATCGGATCGTCGTCGGTCAGGTCGCCCAAAAAGTCCTTGAACATCTGGAGCAGGCGTTGCTCGCTGACCGCCTGATCGACGGCGGCGAGGCGCTGGTTGACCTCGGTCAGGATGGTATCAACGGCGCTCATGTCGTGGTGACTCCGTAGCCGCGCATGGCGGCGGCCAGGAGGCGTAGCGTCGCCTCCTCGTCATCCTCAGCGGTGGTGTCTTGCCCGCCGGCGCGGGCCAGGATGCCGGTCGCCAGGTCGGCGATCCGTTGCAGGTCCTCGCGGTTTTGCCGGGAGAGGACCGCCCCGGCCCGCTCCGTCGGGAACAGATCCGGCAGCAGGTCGGGCTCGCCTTCGAGGAAGAGCCCGCGGAGTTCGCGCGCCTCCAATGGCGTGAGCTCGGCCGTCGCCCGGAACTCCGGGGGTTCGCGGTCGAACTGGCGATAATGCCGGGCCAGGTGCGCGTACACGCCCCGCCGGTCGGCGTCCGGGATCTGAGCCGGGCTGACGAAGAGCCGCGACATCTCCGCGGCGATCGCCAACCAGACGGCCTGACCGTCCGCGTCGTGGTGCGGCGCCTTGTAGGCGCTCCGGGTGTCCGGGTCGGCATCGACATTCACCCAGGCATGGGCGCGACGGAGCGCCGCCTGGCCCTCCATCCGCGCCACCTCGGCGACGGCGTCATAGGGCGTCGTCTCGGCCGCACGGTCGGTCGCATGGGGCGGGATGGCACTCCGACGCGTGCCGGGGTCATCGTCCTCATCGAGTTGGGCCAGGATGTCGTGCGCCATGATCGACAGCGCCCGCTGCTGCCGCTGGATCAACGCGTCCGGATCGCCGGGCACCGGCACCGCCGAGACATCGAGCAGGTCGAGCCGGACTTCCTCGGCGCGGACCTCGTGGAGCGACTTGCCGGCCGGCGCCCTGGGATCCCAGCCGACCGAGACGGCATGAAGGAAGCCCTGGCGGTATTTGCGCTCGATGGAGCGAGCGAACTCGTCGCCCTGGTCAAAGGTGATGTCAGCGAGAAGTTGCTTTCCCTCGACCGTGACGTCGGCGCGGCCGATCGGCGCCGGCGGCGGGCCACCGAAGCCGCCGTAAGCGTGTGCCCAGAGCACGACCGGATTCTTGCGAAAGTTGGACAGGTCCCACTGGGACATGGCCAGATTGAGGCCGTCGCGCTTGACCCCCTCGGTCGAGGCGACGAAGCGCAGCGGGCCATCCTCGGGCGTGCCGGCCTTCCGTTCGCAGAAGGCGCGCAGGTAGTCGGGCATCGGCGCATCTCCGGACACGCAAAACGGCCCGCCTTCCGGCCGGCGCGTGTGCGCTAGCTGGGAGACGGGCCGCTAAGAGACTCGGCGGCTATTCGGTTGGACGCTAGTCTAGCACAGGGCTAGGGCTAGGCAACCTCGACCAAACGAATTGGCGACTGGTCGGGCTCCAACCGATGATGGTCGCCGAAATAGGCGTCGACCTCCCGGACCTTGACCAAGCGCCGACGATGGTCGGCTGGGTCGCGGTACGCCGGAATCGCCCCATTGCGGATGCGTCGCCGCATCGTCGGTTCGGATACGCCGACACGCTCAGCCGCCTCGGCTACCGTGACATACCCCGCTCTCTTCACCGCTTCCTCCTCGGCATGATGCTCCGCTCCATCCCCAGGTACTCCTCGATCGCGCCCAACTCGATGATGAGGGCCTGACGCCGGGCGAGCAAGAGGGCCCGCTGGTCGGTCGGCTGGGTGGCGACGACGGCGACAGGGGGGGCGAGTGATCGGTCGCGCTCGAAGCCGTCGCCGGTGTCACGGAATCCGGGGGGCGGTTTCCGGAAACACGACGCGCTCGTCATGCTCCCTCCGATGCGAGGACGTCGGCGACCACCGCCAGCGCCCGCTCGACCCGGCGGTCTCCATACGCGACGACCGCCAGCGCAAGGTCCAGCTCCAACCGCTTCGCCGTCCGGTAGTCGCCGCTCACCACGGCCCCCGCCAACGCGACGTAGAGCGCCTGCACCGCCGCCGCAATCGCCGGGTCGAGGTCGGCGAGCACCGGCGATTCGCTCGTCATCCCGCCTCCGCGTCCAGCCGACGCTCGATGGCGTCCAGTTTGGCCTCGATGCGCTCGACCGCCTGCGCCAACGTCTTGAGGGCCTGGAACAGGTAGAGTACGCCCATCTCGGCCCCGCTCCGGTCCCACCGCTCCGGCATCCCGCGCCTCCAGCAGTCCTCGCTCACGGCAACGCCCCGATGCACGAGGCGGGGGTTCGCGAGCGATTCGTCGCGCCAACGCCGCTCGTCCGCGCCGAAGCGCGGTTCCCGCAGCCAGGCCGCGTCCCAGCGATCCGTCGCCATCATCCCGCCTCCGCGTCCAGCACCGCAACCAAACTGCACCGGCAGTTGACCGTTTCCGCCGCCGTGCTCATCAGCCCCGGCCCCGGTCCGGTGGCGTCGCCAACGGCGAAATCTTCGTCGAGCCCGACCGTCTGCCCATGCGCCGCAATATGCGTTTCGCGCACACGGTCGTCGAGCGCAGAAAGCCACGTCTTGCCCTTGACGACGCCGCTCTGCCGCCAGGACTCGATGGTCCCGCCGTTGAACGCGCCGGTCGTCTCCGTGCGGGCGATCCGTTCGGCGTCGCTCAGGCGGACCCCCATCACCTGCCGCACCCGCGCGGCAAGCGCGTCGGTCCCCTCGCCGGCGGCGATGCCCTCGACCAGTTCGGCCTTGAGCCGGTCCCAGGTCGTCTCATTGACCGCCACGGCGAAGCGCTGCGCCTGCCGCTCGAGGAAGCGCACCACGTTGGGGTCGCTCACGTCGAAGGCGATGCCGACCGCCACCTCGGCAAGTGCCGCCGTACCGGCATCGGCCACGGCCGCGGCAAGCAGCGGGCGAATGGCCAGGCGGAACTCCTTGACCCACTTGCCGCGGTCGAACGGTTCCAGCGCCGCGCCCTCCGGCGAGCGCGCCGACCGGGCGGTGAGCGTATCGAGGACGCTGCGCTCCTGCCGCCGGAAGAGGTCGCGCACGGTGCGCTCGATGGCCTGCTCATGTGGCGTGGTCTGGGCCACGAAGCGCTGCCATGCCCGCTCGTGCTCCGGGTCGCCGTAGGCGAGGCGCACGAGACGGATAGACCGTTCCTCCCCGGACGGCAGCGCCGGCGGTTGTTGCTGACCGGCGGCGATCTGTTCGGCCATCGCCTCGGCCTTGGCGTCCGCTTCCTCCTGCATCGGCCCGCCGATCGGGGTGAGGGTGGAGGCGACCCAGAAGTCCTCGCCCCACGCCAGCGGCGGCAACCCTTCCTGATCGCGCCACTCGTTGCGGGTGCGGACGCCGACCTCGATCTGCGAGCGCCAGACTTCCCACTTCGCCGCCTCGTCCTCCTTAAGGACCTCAACGGCCGCGTGATCGAACTCGCACAGGTCCGCGCCGTCCCGGCCGCCGGCGAACATCGGCAGCAGTTGCTCGGTGAGTTCGGTGGCGACAAACGCGGCTTCGGGCAGGATCGTGTGGTTCCAGACGATCGTTTCCGAGGCGTTGACGTTCTCAAAGGTCCGTTGCCCGCCGATCAGATCGAGCGGCACCCCGTAGGCGCGGCAGACGTCCTCGAGCGACCACTTCAGCGCACCGAGGAATTCGGCGTCTTTGGGGGTCATGGCCACCGATTGAAACTTCGCGTCGAAGTGCAAGATGCCGACCCGGTGGGCTTTGTCCACGCCCTTAAAGCGCCGATCGAGGTGCTCGGCCAGCTCCTCCGCCTGTTGCTTGCTGAACGGCACGCGGTTGTCGCCGTTGGTGACGAAGCCAGCGGCCTGCATCCCATTGGTGAAGATGTTGCGATTGCTCTTCATCGCCGCGCTGGCCACGTCGGCGGCGATGCGCGCCGCGGCGAGCGGAGAGAGCCCTTCGTATTCCTCGAGCGGGTTGGGGTAGCGCAGCCAGACCGTCTCCCACGGCTCGAAGCGCACCGGCTCGCTGCCGTTGACCGGCTCGTAGAGGAAGTGGCTCACGTAGTTCTGCGGGTGCGGCACGACCTTGACCCGGTCGGGCCTGGCCCACCAGAGCTCACGGGGCGGCGGCGCGTTCGGGCTCCGGCGTTCGTCGGTAAACCAGAAGGCTTTCCCCCAGGCGCACAGCGACAACTCGGTCATCTGCACCAGGCGCGGCAGCGTCCAGTAGGGATTGACCTTCTGGAGTAACTGCCAGAGCGCGCCGCGCGTCACCTCATTCTTGCCCTCGTCGCCGCCGGTCAGGCGGTAGAGCCGCAGGGGCAGTTGCGCCAGGAGACGGGCACGCAGCGTGGCGCAGGCATGGACGGCATTGGATGTCGCCAGGTACTCCCCGTAATCCGGCGGGGAGAACGTCATCGTGTCGACGCCCCAGGTCGCGGCACCGAGGTCGAAGGCGCCGGGCCCGGTGGCGAAGGCGCGACCCTGCTCGGGGGTCAGGCCGATCGCGGCCCAGTAGGCGCCGGGGACCAGATCAGCGACGGACATCGGCGCGGCTCCTAGGAGATGAGTTGACCGTCCAGCCCGAGCGACAGGTACGGACAGAGATACCGTGTGCAGTCGAGGATATGATAGGCGTGCTGGTCGTCGATCTTCTCGGTCGGCTCGCCGCGCTCGTCAAGCTCACGACTGTAGGACATCACCTCGTCGCGAAACCGGCGCAGCGTGTCCATGACCACGAGTTTGCGCGATTGCATCATCGCATAGACGGCGAGGATACCGTTTTCGACTTCCGGGATAAGCGGCTGCCAGATGCCGAGCCCGGCGTTTGCGAAGTCGCGCCGGTATTGATCCTCGGATTTGGCCCCGCCGATGGCGGTCGGGATGGACGGCTCGCCGCGGCGCATGTCCGCGACGTGCTGGGCGATCGTCTTGCCGCCGGCGTGATATTCCCGGTAGGCGATGTAGCGGCCGGTCGGCTGGTCGTTGGCGTCCAACTCCTTCGCCACGTACAACCCGGCCATGTTCACGCCGCCGAAGTCCATGCCCAGGAAGCGCGGCCAGTGAGCGGGCACCTCGAAGGCGGGGACGACGTTGGAGTCGGGTCCGCCGCTGTCGTCCCAGCAATCGTAAATCAACCCGGCGGGCCGCTCGAAGAGCCCCCGGTGGAACATGGTGAATTTCCAGGCCGGCAGGCGCTCTTTTGCCCGGTCCCAGACGGCGCGGGGAAACGCCGGGTTAGCGATGCTGGGGAAGTTGACCACGGCCACGCCGGCGCTCGGATCATCACGCCGATCGTAGACTTCCGTCTTGAGCCAGCCCAGGTAGTAGGGCGTCGTGGTCAGGAGGATCGGACCGTCCGCGATGGCCAGCCGGCGCTGGACGGCGTCCCAGGATTCGAGTCGGAACTTCTTTTGCCCCGCCTCGTCGAGCCACGCCGCTTTGGCCGTCATGGATTCGAGGGAGTCGGGATCGTCGCCGTGGCCGAGCCAGATCGTTGACTTGACGCGCTGCCGGCCGCCGAAAAGGAAGGATTCGCCGCGGCCCGAGATCGTGAAGCGGGGGTCGGGGGAACCGACGAACTCCCCGACGCCGAGGGTGTCGTCGAGGACGCGCTTCAACTCGGGGATGACTTTCTTCCGCAGCAAAGTGAGTTCTGGGCCGGCGACGATGTAATCGCCGGGGCCGTACCGCTGCATCTGCCGGACCAGCCACCAGGGGCCGATGACCGTCTTGCCCGCTTGACTCCCAGCCAGGACCAGGGTGACGGGCGCGTCGGACCAGGAGGCGATGCGTTGACCCTGGTGAAAGAGGGGGACCACCGTGCCGTCCGGTCGGACGGCGGTCATCTCGTCGAGGCGGACCAGCGCCGGCGCGCTCATTCGGCCGGCTCCGCATCATCGGTGCGCGTCGGCAGGGGAAGGGCGATGCCGGTGATGGGGATGGCACCGCCGTCCGGGCCGGATACCTCGCTCTTGCTGATGATCTGTCCCAACTCGGTCGCCGCCGCCCGCTCGACCTCCCGGAGTTCCTTGGTCAGTGCGGCGTCGAAGGTGTACTCCCAGGTTTCCTGCGTCCAGACGCGCTCACCGTCGTCGTCGGTCGTGTCGATGTGCTTGACCGTCTTGAGTTGCCCGACGACGAGCCCGGTGTGCCCCCCCGGTCCGTCGGCGTACGCCTCGGCCCGCGCCTCGATCAGCCGCACCATCCGCTCCCACCGGTCGTTCATCGCGTCGACGCGGTTTTGCTGGTTGGCGATGCCCTCGGCTTTGATGTTGGCGCGGAACGCGGCAATGGCTTCGGCGATTTCAGGATTCTTTAGGAGAAAATGTCCCTCTTGCCCCGGTTTGGCGTAACCCGCCAACCGGGCAGCCTCGGAGGCATTCTGTTTCGCCTGGCCGCAGTAGTACGCGACGAAGGCTTCTCGTCGAGGGGTAAGGGCCATCCGTCACCGCCGTGTCGCGCCGCATAAATCGCCGCGATGATACCACGGCTCAGGACGGAGCGGAATTCGCGGGCGTCGAGATCGGTTGTCACCGCCCACTGGTCATCGCGCCACGCCCCGGCGTAGGCTCCGGCCAGCCCCATGATGCGCTCGACCGCCTCGCTCATGGTGCCTCCATCGGTGCCGTGGATACATCGTCCGGGTGACGGTAGTCGGGGTCCAGTTTCGCGAGACGATCGGCGGCCATGTCGAGCAGAGCCGCCGTGAGTTGATGTTGGTGGTAATGGACCCGGCCGATCATCGTCGCCGTGCTGGCATCGCCCAATCCCGTTGACAGTCCCCGCTGGTACGCGGCCTCTTTGCGGATGGCCGAGAGTGCGAGTCGTCGCTCGTCGGGGGGGATGAACACCGTATGCTTCGCCGTCTCGCTCATGGTGCCTCCGTGTCGAGTTCGGCCAGGAGGGCGCGGAGGCGATCCGCCGCGGGGTTCTCCGTCGCCGATCGCGCCATCCAGTCGAGGTCGAGGGCGTCCCGCAGGTAGGTCAGGGCGGCGCGTGCCGCTCGGATCGACTCGTCGTTGTCTAATCGGTACACGTCGTCCTGGATCGCCCGCGCCAAGCCCTCGATGCTCGGTTCGCTCATGGTGCCTCCCGCAAAATCTGCTCGACGGCACCGCCCAACCAGTCCGCCTCGCGCCACAGGTAGACCTCGACCCCCGCCACGGCCCGGAGCGCCGCCAGCCAGTTCTCCTGCGCCGGGGTCGGGCGATTCCGGCCGACCTTCAACTCGGCGAAGAGGAGCCGACCGCCACGGGTGAGCACCATATCTGGAAAGCCGGCGGGCGAATGCTTGGACGTCCAAGTCCAGTAGCACGACCACCCCAGGCGGCGAGCGCAGTCGTAGACGGCATGGCGCAAGTGTTTCTCCGTCATCGTCTCCGATGCTCCGCGAACGCCGCGAAGTGCCGGTGGCCGCAGTTTGGGCAGGTCATCGCCGCGAAGCCGGCGGCGGCGATGAGGGCGTCGTAGGCGCCCTGGTCGAGCCCGAGGGCGGCGGCGAGCAGGTTGACCATCGACCGGCTCGGCCGGCGCTGGCCCGACTCCAGCCGGCTGACGGTGGTGTGGTCGACGCCAGCCAGCTTAGCAAGCCGGTATTGCGACAGTCCAGCGGTTTCGCGGCGGCGGCGCATGACGGCGGCAAAGGATTCGGTCATCCGATCGCCTCCCTCAAAAGAGGTCGAGTTGCCCGCGTTCGCGCTCCAGGTCCGCCGGGATCGCCTCCCAGTCCTTGAGTTGGTCGATCAGCGCCGATGCCTGCCGCCGGTCCAGGTCGGCGAACGGCGACCCGAACGTCGCGACGCAATGGTTGTCGAGCAACGCCTTCGGCAACCGGAGCCGACTGCGCAGCGCCTCGACGTAAGCCAGCTGCTCCGGCGACGGCGCCCATCGGCCGTCCGGCAATCGTCCCTCGGCGGCCAGCGCCTCGGCGGCGGGATAGGGCCGATTGTGCGTCAACCCGGTACGTGAATTGGTCGTTCGCGTCATGTCACGTCCTCCTTGTCCAGCCGTACACGTTCGCCGCCTGTTTGCCGATACACCACGACGGTGCATCGGGCGGCATCCCCAGAATCAGCCACAGGTCGCTCTCTGGGTCGATCGAGGTACAGGCCGTCCCGCAGATGGCCCGGCAGGCATCGATGCCCCCCGGCGAGAGATCGCGCATGAGTTTCGCCATCTCGCCCAGGATGCGGCCGAACTCTTTGAGTCGGTTGCTGCGGCCGAGCGTGGCGTCGATCGCCAGCGTCTCAAGCATGTGCCGCCGCCCCACCGCCGCCGGTCGCTTCGGGTGATCCGCCAGCGCCGGATCGGCGAGTTTGGCGTCGAGGTCTACCAATTCCTCTTCCAGCGCGAAGCGCCGTTCGTCCATCGCAATGACGTCGAGGATCAGGTCGGTCGCCCGATCTTTGTAGCCGCCGAGCCAGCGCAGGCGGTGCTCGTCGGCCTTGGTCGGACCGGTGGGGACGCGCACAGGTTCCGTGCGTCGGACGACGGTCGCCATGCTCATCGTCCCGTCAGCGACACACCGTCCACGACACGCCGCTCCACTTCGCGCACATCCGACCCAGCCTTCGTCAACGATCGTTTCGACGGAACACCGCCGTGTCGTATCTCGCCGGAGATGTAACGAAGCACACCGGCCTTGTCCGGCCGCCCAGCCCGTTGACGCTCACTCGCTCGCTGGTCGATGGCGTCCGCCACGATGTACCGGAGCCGCGTCCATTCCCCATTTACGATACACTCGGCCGCTCCCTGCCCGATCAGGCACAGACCGAACTCGTTGTTCGTCATATGGCCTCCGTCGCGGCCCGTAGGCAATCCCGCATGCTCTCGTAGGCTTTCAGGGTGCCGATGTAGCGCCGCTCGAGTTCCGGTGCGTCCTGGCGGCCCTGGTGGCGCGCCAGCCAGTCCCACGCCTCGCCGAGCCATGCCTCAGTTCTGCCCGCCTCGTCGCGGAGTGCCGCGATCGGCTCCGGCAGGGTGCCCAGCAGCGCCGCCCGTCCCTGCGGGCTGGTCGCGCTCCGGAGTCGCCGTGTCCGGTCCCGCACGTCGGCGACGAGCGCCGCCTGCCGCGCGGTGTAGACCGGCGACTCCGGCATCCCGGCGGCGACCTCCGCCCAAGTGACGACGCGGTCGAGCTTGCCGGCCTGCCGGGCCATTGTCACGGTGATCTGCGTCCCAGCGGAGAGCTCGCCGGTCTTGGGGTCGATGCCGTGCAGGGCGATCAGGCGGTCGCAGTCGGCAACGATGGCGGCGTTGCGGACGGCGCCGGCCGATCGTCCGTGCAGCTGCCAGTCGACGGGATGGACGATGAACGGCAGGCCGCGTCCTTTGGCGGCGTCAACGGCCCAGGTATCCACGCCCTCGGCGCCGCCGGAGATGACGATGGTCCCGACCGGCAGATCCGCCACCAGGGCGGTGACGAACGTCCGCACGTCGTCCGGGTGGGGCCAGGCCCGCGGTCGCGAGCCGACGATCGCCACGCGCTCGCCGGCCGGCTGCGGCATGGTTTGCGGAATGTTTGCGCTCATCTTGTCGCCCTCCACCAGGCACGTTGGCCCAGGTCGCCGAGGATGTGCCCCTCCGGCCCCGTCATGCGCCGGATCGACGGTCGTTCAATCCATCGCCGCTCGACCAACTTGGTTGCCTTTAGCGTCCGGTCGAAGACCTCGCCCATGAATTCGCTCGCTCGGCTGACGGCGTAGAAGTGGGCGTCGTAGAGGTCGCCATCGTCGTAGAGCAACGCAACGTGCCCCCAACTCATCCGGTGACAATGGCGGATCTCAGCCGGGATGCGTTGCTCGAGCCAGTCGTTCTCCTGGCCCAGCCGGCTCTCATCCCAGACCCAGAGGACGTAGTGCTTGCGTTCGTTGTAGAAGCGGGTTCGCGCCTCCCACTCCACGACCGAGATCGGCGACGCCTGGCACTCGATGACGCAGCGGTCCATGACGAGGTCGGCCCGACGCTCCGGCGCGAAGGCGACCTCGAACCGCACGTCGTCGAACCCGAGGAGGCTCGCCATCCGCCACTTCATCGCGTGGTGGCGTTCGCTCTCGCCGGTCGCGACGGCGCAGACCGCGTCGGGCCGGTGGGCGAAGTGGGCGGCGACGATCGCGCCGCGCTTCAGCACGACCGATCCCCGACAGGCCGGGCAGGCGAACGGGCCACGATCGGCTTCCCATGCCCCAATCCGGTTCTCGTTTGGGTCAAGCGCGACGAACATGCTTCCTCCCCAGCGCACTAACCTCGGGAACCTGGGTAACGTCTTTCTGCCGGGGTCGTGCATGTGTGTAGCCGCACGCGAAGCGCGCATGTACCCGCATGTGTGTACACACGACGTTGCAAAGGTTAGGAAGGTTAGTAAGGTTAGTATTTCCGCGGTCTGGTGCGGATTTTCGTGGACTAACCTTGGATTGGAAGGTTAGTGAGGTTAGTCTCATCCGGCCGGCTCCGCACTAACCTCCGCACTAACCTCGTCGGGTGTGTCTCGCTCCAGCTTCCACAGGGATCGGTTGTGCTCCCGTCCGGTCTGCCGGACGGTGACGATCGATCCGTCGTCGGTACGGTATCGCCGGTCGCGCAGGCCCATCAGGATGAGCCCCAGGCGGGTCCGTTCGCCGCGGAGCGTGCGCGCTTCCATGTCGAGCGTCACCTCGTCATCGCTGGCGATCTTGTGGAGTTCGGAGACGCCGGACGGCATCGGCCCGCGTTGCTCCCACCAGAGCGCGACGAAGGCGCGGAGCCCCGCCGAGGCGGTATCCGCCTGATCGATGAAGTCCTGGCGCTGGCCTAGGAAGTCGCGGAAGCCGACGTGCCCGACGATACCGCCGACGACGCGCGCCCATTGCGCGAAGCCGCCGAGCGTCTCCTGGCCGGCCGGCATCCCAGCCGCAATCCATGACCGGACGAGGACCAGGCAGGCCCGCACCAGTTCGGCGCGATGCGTCCCGACCCATTCCTTCAACTCGGCGTGACGGAAGCCGGTCCGCAACTCCGGTCGCTCGAGTCCCGCGTCGATCCGGATGCGGACCGATCGACGCACCATGTCTTGGGTTAGTTGCGCGTTATTGCTTGTGAGCGTCCAGACGTTCCGCGCGGGAAGCCGAAGCATCTCCGAAACGCCGAGTAGTCGGCCCTGGTGTTCCCCGCGGCTGATGAGGTCGGTAAGGTCGTCGTTGTCGACGATCCCCGAGACGTTCGGGATCACGACCCATTCGGGCATGGACCGCAGCGTGGAGACGAGCCGTTTACCGAACTCTTCCGACCGCTCGGCGTAGCTCAGGGTCGCCGGGTCGTAGCCGGTCGCGACCCGACACATCGCCTCGGCGAGTAAGTCCTTTCCCGTTCCCTGGGTCGGGGCCTCGTGGACGTGGAGCGGGCACGGGCCAGGGATCATGGCCCGCACGAACGGGAGGATCAATTCGCCCGCGGCGTGCGCCGCGTCGGCGTCGGTCGCGAACGGAAAGTCGGCGAACAACTCGCCCGCGATCCAGTCGAGCGCAGCGGAGACGTCGGCGTCGGTCGGCCGGTCCGGGACCGGCTCCAGCGTCATCGCCGTGTCGCAGTAGGTGCGGCTGGCGGCGTGGTAGCCCGCTTCGGCTTGCAGCGAACCGTCGGGCCCGAGGATGGGGCACGAGACAATCCGATCCAGCGGCGGCAACGGGAACGAACGCGCGGCGAGCATGTCCTTCAAGAGCCCCGCCCGCGGCGACGAGTCCACCTCGATTCGCTCGCCGTCGACCTTGACCGTCTTGTACCAAGACGCCGCGCGGGTCAGTTCGTGGCCCAGGCGCGCCTCGTCAAGCGCGCGAGCCGCGATCCGGCCGCCGTCGCGGTCGAGCCGCACGGGCGCGCCCTGGAAGGCGAACATCACGGGCGGGTCGTTGGCGGCGCCGAGCGCGTCCCAACAGAGCGGAGAAAGCGCGGCGTAGTCGTCGCGTGCCGCGTTGAGCCGCGGCAACTCCGGATCGTCGTCCTCGTCGTCTTCGCCGCACGGCCCATCGGCGATCGGCGCCTCACGGGCGACCTCGTTCAGATCCGCTTCGGTCCCGCCCGCGTCCAACCAATCGGAGACATCGCCCTTCGCCGGCAGGTCGGGCAGGTTCACCACCTTGACCCGGCAGCCGAGCGCGATCAACGCACACCGCGCCGTCTCCGCGTACCGCCGCCCGTCGTCGTCGTTGTCGGGCAGGATGACCACCGGGCGCCCCGCCAGCGCCGACAGATCCGTGAGGTGGAGCGATTTGGCGCCCTGCGCCGTCGTCGTCGCGAGCAGACCTAGAGCGGCCAGGCGGTCGGCGTCCTTCTCCCCCTCGCAGAGCCACACGGCACGGGTCCTCTTGGCCGACACGATCTCCGGCAGCCGGTACGGCACGCGCCGCGCCCCGTCGAGGCTCCAGATCCAACCGCCCTTGCCGTCCGGTTGGCGCTGGTTGAACCGCTTGGGGTCGTAACGGAGCACCTGATAGAGCAGGTTCCCGGCCTCGTCGACGTAGCCGTACGTGGCGACCACGCGCCCGCGGCCGGTCCGCACCGACGCCTTCGGCTTGTGCCCGTTCGACCCGACCTTCCCCCCGCCGTGGTCCTCGCCGCACCGGCACGGCCCGTCGAGGCGGTGGGCGTAGGTGTCGGCCTGATCGAGCGGCAGCCCCCCGGCGTGTTCCTCCCGGCCGCAGTGGGCGTACCGCCCATCCGCCGAGCGGAAGCCGTGACAGCGGCGGCCCTCGCCGCGCTCCTGGCGGTCGTGTCCGCCGCAGATCGGGCAGGGACGGTCGCGGGTAAAACGCTGGTCCGGCCGGACGGAGGTCTGCACGCGCTCCCCCAGAGACGGCAACGCCGGCGCGGGGCGGGGAGCCCGCTCCGGCGGATCGGGTTAGGCCGATTGGGCGAAGGGACCGAGGTCGTCATCGTCCTCGTCCGCCGGGGGCGGTGGTGGCGCCGGTTTCTCTGGCTTCGGCGCACGCTTCAGCGCAAGCGGGGATTCGAGTTTCGCGCCTTTCGTCCCGTCCTTTTTGGCGTAGTGCTTGACGGTGGCCTGGATGCGGCGGTTGAGCAGCGTGTCCAGGTCGATGCCCTCGTCCTCGTCGTCCTTCGTGATCTCGCGCCGAAGCAGCGCGGCGGCGAACGGCCGCAGCTTGCTCGGGTACTCCGGGCTGCCGAGGGAGAGGGTGTAGTACTGGATGATCGTCAGTCCGTCCGCGGACTCGTCATCCTCGGCGCGGCAGGTCCATTCGAGCGGCACCTGCGTCCGCATCGCCCCTTTCTTGAACGGGTTTTCCTCGGTCGTCTCTTCGCGGATCTCGGTGAGTTGGAAGGTGTAGAAGCCCTCCGGGATCACCTCGAACTCGGGTTTCGTGGAGCCTTTGGCGACGGCCATGCTGGTCGAATCCTTCCTTGTGCCTGACAGGCTGTGCGCGTGTGCGCGGTCGTTCGGTCGGTGCCTCGTTCGCTCGATCGCCATCCCTCCTTCAGTCCGCCGCCGCCGGGGTCGCCGCCCGCCAGGGCGACATCACCCGCCGCGTCGGCTGCCGCTCGCCGATGTGCCAGCCGCTCCGGCCGGAGAGCGCGGCGGTGTCTCGCCCACTCTGGCGCGGCACACAGCGGGGAAACCGGCGCCGCGGCTCCCGCCGCGTGCGAGGATGGA